CTATCTACTTTCAAAGACATCCGCAATGAGCGCATCTGAAGTTGCCTCCGATTATTCCACGAATACGAATACACTAGGAGAGCCTTATGACTCACTCTTTCCTTCATTAAATCTCAATCTATGTCCTTCCGGCAATTGTTTTTCAGGCCCTTCCGTGCGCCCAAGCAATCCTCTCGTTGTATGGAAGTCCGATTACTAAAACCCTTGCTCAAACAGAATGAACGCTGCCGCCACTGCAACACCTGCGGGTTCACAGGGTAGACTTGTTGGTGGTATTGTGATACTTGTTGTAGCAGGTGTCTTGCTGTATTACCTCTACGATTACCTGTTCAATGTTACGCAGACACAGACAAAGGCTTCAATTGTGCCTAACCCGATTGCTTCACCCACTACCCTGATTCAATATCCTGGCACATCACAGGATGATATAAAACTATCGCAGTACATCTTTACGGGCGGTGAAATGACTGTATCGTTCTGGATGTATGTAACGGGTGCTGGAAGTGACACGACCAATAAGCGCCACATCCTAAATCTGGGGAGAACAGCTACTGATAATGCCTCCACTCTAATTGTAGCACTTGGTGGTAAGACAAATACACTCCATGTTCGTGTAAATGACGGTAGTAGCCAGAGTTTCGTTTTTAATAGTTTCATGACAACCAGTCCTGATAGTGATACAGCCTCTCCCTGCAATGTGCAGAATGTGGAGTTTGGCCGCTGGGTGAATGTAACTGTTGTACTGAACAACAATCTATGCGACGTCTACATGGATGGCCGTCTCTCACGCTCCTGTGTGCTCAAGGGACAGTTCCAAGTGAATGGTTCTACATCAACACCTCTCTATTTCTTCATCCTGAATCCTGATGTTGGAACAGGTGGTTCTCGTGTAAAGACAGACTGGAATGGAAGTCTGTCAGGCGTCAACTTCTACAACTACGCACTTTCTCCGGATGAAACCTATCGTATCTACATGGCGGGTCCTTCCGGCTCATCAGGTGATTTATGGTCATCAATCAAATCATTCTTTGGTCAACTTATGCCCCCTGCACCTGTAGTAGCGAAATCAACGTAAGTGACACATCTATATTTACAAATGAGACGTCTTCATAAGTCGATTCCTTTGTATAGAATATCTACAGTTTGTAGATTGTGATGGAGGCGCCTCTGAATACCAGCAGTGGCAGTTTCATATTTGGAAACGGACTCATCCCGCAGATTCTCCTTGCACTCATTGCGGGCATAGTTATTTTTCTGATTTTCTTCAGTTTTGAGTCACTCGTAAAGACCTATTACAAGTACTCGATGTCAAAGACGGTCATTGTGCCGAATACGATTATGAGCAGTCAGTCCATTGTTGTTCGCCAAGATCCCAGTGACCCGAACAGTAAAATGCTGCTTCCGTCAGACAATGAATTTACAGGCGTTGAATTTACATACAGTTTCTTTCTGTTCATTGACCCGGCGACCTTTGATACAAGTGATGGTCTCAAGCATGTGTTCTACAAGGGCTACTCGACACCGTTCCCGCTTCTAGGCCCGGCCGTATTCGTTCGCTCAGACGAGAATACACTGCGCATCTTCATGAATTCCTACAAGTCATGGTACAGTTATGTGGACATCCAAAATGTACCTGTGCAGAAGTGGTTCTATGTAGCCGTTGTATTCCGTGCAAATACTCTTGAGGTCTATATCAATGGAAATCTGAAGGGGCGTATTCCGATGGAGAAGACCTACCCTTACCAGAACTACCAGAATCTGATTATCTTTGGCCAATCCAAATTTAATAGTAATACTACACTGGGAAATAAGGTAGTCAATCTCCAGGGTGTCGAGGAGGACTATAAGGTGACGGGCACAATGGCCGGTCAACTCAGCCGTTTCTACCACTACAGATATGCTCTCTCCTTTGCTGAAATACAGGCCAATGCAAATATGGGACCGAGTTCAACAATTGACATGCCAACAACACAGTCTGCTGGCTCCTATCTGCAGAATGCCTTGGTTGATTCCTGGTATACAAGTTAAATACCGTGTATCTTAAAGACTTTACTAGTGGGATTTAGAATCCCGATATTAAAGCCTCACGAAATAGAAGGGTAAGCAATGACTGGAGGCGGTCTATTAGCACTAGTAGCCTATGGCTCTCAAAATGTAATTCTTAGCGGAAATCCGGATATGACCTATTTTTATAAGGTATTTCGTCGCTATTCACACTTTTCAATGGAGAGTGTCTCTGCACAAATGGATGGTCCCGATCAACTCTTTTTTGATCAACCGATCAAAGTTCGTTTCAAGATTCCTCGTGTGGCCGATTTAGTGAGTGACCTCTATTTCTCTTTTCAACTTCCTGACATCTATAGCAAATATATCTCTCCGCAAGTGCGAAATTTTCAATATGAGTTTCAGTGGTCAAAATACATTGGGTGTGCTCTCATTCAAAACGCCGCAGTGTTCATTGGTGGCCAGAAAATTCAGGAGTTTGACGGAACCTATCTACTTGCAAAGGCTCTTGCAGACTATAAAACAGATGAATTCTACAAATGGGAACGGTTGGTGGGCAATGTGGCGGAACTTGTCGACCCAGCGAATGGCATTTATGCAGGCGGCACAAATCAGACAGGCTATCCTAGCGTGATTCGCGATACAAGTCTTCCTCTCGGATCACAATTGAATCGCCCATCACTCTTTGGACAGACAATTCGTGTTCCGCTCCCTTTTTGGTTTACACAGGCAACAGGCTCTGCGCTTCCGCTTGTAGGACTTCAGTACCATGAATGTGAAGTTCAACTGACACTCAATCCAATTAATCAACTCTATACTGTTCTTGATGCTTCAGGTTTCCGTGTGGCTCCTGGAGTTCAGACGACGGCTCCCCTTGTAAATTTGCGCTCAAATCTTCCGGATTACACAACAATTGTGGACCTTAGTGGACAACTCAATGCCTTCTTAACCGACATTGGTGCAGTTGTGCCCGCCCTCAATACATGGAATCTACAGCCTACACTTGAGACAACCTATGTGTATTTGCCTGAGCAAGAGCGAAATCTCTTTGCATCAACTCCACTCTCTTATCTATTACATCAAGTGAGTTGGTATCCCTTTCCAGCACTCTATACCCGCCAGATTCTAGATCTTGATACGCATAATCCTATTGAGCGCCTACTCTTTGTAAATCGTCGCTCTGATACTCTACAATATCGCAACGACCTTGCAAACTGGACAAATTGGTGGAACTATCCTTCAACGCCTTATCTGGCTCCACCTGGAACAATTCCTCTTTTGACACAAGCCTTTTCATCAGGTGTATTTATTCAATTTGCACAACTCCAGATTCTACAGAGTCTACGAGTTCTCTGCGATGGCAATGAAATTCAGGAGATAAAACCGATTGACTACTTTACAAAGGTCGTCCCCTACAAATATACCAGCGGCGACCCTGGTGAAATTCTGCCAATCTACAGTTTCTGTCTTCATAGCCCAAATCATCAACCATCAGGTTCACTGAATTCCAGTCGTATTCGTGTCTTCCAGGTGGAAGTCAATCCGTATACACTGCCTCCAAATACAACCTATGTCTATGATTTGACCATTTATGTTGAATCCATCAATTTCGTGGAGTTCGCGTCAGGTATGGGTGGACTGAAGTATGCTCTATAAATAGGATGGGGCAAGGAGCAAGTCAATTGTTCGATAATCTTACATATAACCCCGATGTTCGGCGTCAAAAGGCGGCCGACCAAAAAGACGCGGCAAAGACTCGCGACATCTACAGAGACACACTTACACAGTTGCAGACGAATATTCAAACTGATTCTGCATCAGGTGGAATTACACCTGAGGGAGCCACGCTTATGCAGGGGGTCGTAGACACAGGGATGACATGGCTGCAACAGCATCCCAGTGCTCTTTCAGATTCCATTGATGCACAGAGTCAAATCACAATGGATTCAATGACTGCACAAATAAATGCCGATAAGATTCGAATTGTATTCTATAATTCGCTAAAACTCTGGAACTATACACTTCTGCAACTTCAAAATCAAAATCTTGTCTCCGCAGATAAGGCCACACAGTTCCAACAAGTGCTTGACCAAAATCAAGTGTGGTATACCAAGAATTTAACATCTTCTTTGTCTATACTCCAGACACAGATTGGCACCATTGTGAACAGTGCCAGTTCAATTCTCAATGAGCCCGCTGCAATCCAAGAGATTCAACAAAAGGCTATAAATGATCAGAAATCCAGTGGCAGTAATTTAAATGAACTCATGGCGCAAGCCGCCGCTGCTAAAGCCGAAAAGGAGAAACTGGACGAATCGCAGTTCAGTGGTGACCGTGTAAAGCAGAAAATTTGGGACCAGACCATTTCGGGACTTTTTACAATGCTCTATCTGGTAATAGGTCTCTACACTGGCTCCTTAGTTGCAAGTGATTCACTCGTTCGCCCCATGTCAATTCGCATTCTCTATTTTATCTATGCTGTTCTCTTATGGTTTCTGGTACTCCCCTATTATCTCTATCGCTCCTATACAAATCATCCGCCTTTTATGGGTTCCTATCTATTTCCAATCTATCCCTACAATCCTGATGAAGTGAAAAAGGACTCCTTTTTTGAACAACTTATCTGGTACAAAGATCTTCCTTTAATTCAAAAGGCTAAAGAAGACTATACTGCTGCTGCAGAGGCAATCATTGCCGCGCAAAAATCGATAGGTTAAACCCGAATGGTGAATATTTAGTAGAAATGGCCCCTATTATTGTAAGTGTGATTACACCGACTTACAATAGAAGACGTTTTATTCCATACCTCATTCAATGCTACGAGAATCAAACATACAAGAAAGAGAACATGGAGTGGATTATTCTGGATGATGGACAAGATAAAGTAGACGATCTTTTCGCTGAGGCCGCAAAGAAAATTCCTAATATTCACTATATTCCTCTTGATGAGAAACTGACAATTGGTGAAAAAAGGAATCGACTTAATGATGAGGCAAAGGGTTCGATTATTGTCGCCATGGATGACGATGATTATTATCCACCTGAGCGCGTAAGTCATGCAGTTGCCCGTTTTTCAAATAGTAAGGATATTCAACTTGCAGGCAGTTCAGAAATCTATATGTATTACTCAGATGTAAAAGAGATTTATAAACTAGGTCCCTATAATCGAAATCACGCTACAAACGGCACAATGGCCTGGCGAAAGTCATATTCAAATAGCCATCGGTATGATGATACTGTTACACATGCAGAGGAGCGTTCCTTTCTTGATGATTATAAGAATCCTATGATTCAACTGGATCCCTTCAAAGTGATGCTCGTAATGAGCCACAGTGAAAACACATTTGATAAGAAAAAGATGCGTGATGATGTTGGAAAGAATCCATTTATTGCTAAGACTACATATAAACTTAAAGATTTTATTAAGGACCCTGACATGCGCACTTTTTTTGCGAATGCCTAAAGTTAGAGATAAGACGCTCTTTAGTTGAATGATTCATAACGCTGATGTTTTTACAGATCTATATAATAGACCATTTGTAAATGGATGCACTTCAGAGTCACATATGATTGATCAACCATCAAGTATACGTGTCCCCCTTCGCGCTCATCAGCGTGCAATTATTTATCAAATGAATACTCTTGAAACGTCCTTGCAAAAAGGATTTGATATCTCAGGTGAAACACTCTTTAGTCGATATGCGATTCTAGGTGATTCGGTGGGTGTAGGCAAGTCTCTTATGGTTCTTGGTCATATTGCAAGTAAACTTAATAGTGTACCCCCAGTCTCTTATAAATCTCTAAATAATGAATCGAAGCCCAATCTCTACAGTCTTAAAACGACGGTATATAGTGATTTATCTAATTCACCTGCACTTCTTGTTGTACCCCATACACTGTTCAGACAATGGGAGGACTATATTACAAAGCAGACAACGCTTGAGGCTTTTTATATACGCACTAAGCGGTCGCTCGATTCAAAGACATTAGTTAAGAAAATGATGGAGTCTGATTTTGTTCTTGTCAGCAATACTTTGCTGGGCAAACTTCTAGAGGAGGTGCATAATAAAGTCTATTTTTCTCGAATTTATATGGACGAAGCCGATAGTATTTATATTCCGAGTACACACACCTTTCCTCAAGGGAATTTTGTCTGGTTTATTTCGGCAACCTGGCCAAATTTAGTCTTTGAGAATGAACGGGTTTGGTTATCAAATGCTCATGTTCAGCGTATTATGCAGCGCCCTGAGTTTATTCACTATGATCCATCCTTTCAGGCACAGTTTGCCGAGGCCTTAGTGCCAGGTCGTGGATATTTTTCGCGGTATACATCACGGTCAGGACTCTATTTGCGCGACTATCTACGAAATCATCATCCATTTCGTTCACATGTTGTGCTCAAATGCCGTGACTCCTTTATTCAGGAATCCATTTCACTTCCTCCACTCTTTACACAGACCATTCTTTGTGAACCCACCGTTGCACAGAGAATTTTATCAAGCGCAATTCCTACGAATATACAGAATCTTCTAAATGCAGGAGATATCACATCGGCACTTACTGCCCTAGGTGTTCCATCCGATTCGCCGATGAATCTGATTCAAGCCGTTACAGAGCATCGTCAGAAGGAACTCAAGCGTCTTGAGCGTCTCTATGTCTTCAAGTCTGAGGAGGAGTACGCATCACCGCAAGTTAAGGAGCAGGCACTGGCGAATCTACAGGGCAAAATCAATGGTCTCAAGGAGCAGATTGAGAGTATTAAGCAGCGCATTGAGAATTATAAAAAAGAGATTTGCGCAATCTGTTTTGATGAACCGAATGATGCTGTTCTCACACCGTGCTGTTCTCGTATTTTTTGTGGTGGCTGTATTCTTATGAGCCTGAGTCGTATTCAAGGATGTCCCATGTGTAGGTCGCCTATCCAAGTGGCTGCTCTACAGGGTGTTTCAGAGAAAGTTGCTGTAGCCAGGCCAGTGGCTCAAGCCGCACCAATTCCGCCCAAGAAGATTGATGCCTTACTGAATTTAATTCGTTCGAAGCCGAATGACCGGTTTCTTGTCTTCAGTCGCTATGAAAATCCTTTCAGGATGATGCAGGAGACACTAGAGGCGGAGAGGATTACAGTCGAGACTGTAAAGGGAAATAAGGATGTAATAAATAGTGTTCTACACAAGTTTGATAGTGGAGAGTCACGAGTCTTATTACTGAACTCGAATCACGCGGGGGCCGGTCTAAATATCACATCGGCGACCTATGTGGTGTTATGGCATGCTATGACAACGGAGGAGGAGAAGCAGATTCTGGGACGGGCGTACAGAATGGGAAGGACAACTCCCTTGAATTTTGTAAAATTGGTGCATCCTGATGAAGTTCGTAACTAAAGTTACGAACAAACCCCCTTGCGGGGGAAGTGCGCAGTTAAACCTGCGCACTAACCTGCTTCGCAGGGAGGTTCGGAGCTGAAGCCCGCGGCCTCCATCTAAGAAAAAAATCACCAATACAGTAATGCGCATTGCCATTTGTCTCTTCGGTCAACCACGAAACTACCAAAAGGGTTATGAAGTACTCACACAGTTTCTTACAGAGCAAAAAGATGTTACTGCAGATTTTTTCTATCATACCTGGACGTTAGAGCCAGGTCGCATTTATCCGACCTTTTCACCAAGACACATTAGTATAAGTAATCTTACTTATAATCAAAATACAATTAGTGAATTAAGTAAACTTTATAAACCTATTGCTCATAGTTATGAAACTCAGAAAATAGACTTTACCCCCCAAAGATTTGAAACAACACTTGCCTATAAAAATACAGTGAGTCCAAAGAAAAAAGAAAATATGAATAATGTCCT